GGCTTTGCTGGCTTCGTATGCTAGGAACGCAAGGTCTTCGGCTCCGATGCCTGCCGCCAGGTCACCTGCGCGCCGTTTGTATTTGCGTTCCCAGGTGATGACTGTGAACAGGTTGGTGGTCACAATGTCGGGTCCGTTGCCGGTGTCGACGCTGATTTGGATTTTCATGGTTCTCCTTGCACGGTTGGAGTGTTAATTACGGGGGTGTGATGTCGCGGGCGAATGTGCCGCCGGTGAACGTCACCTCGACGGTGGCGAGCTCGCCGACGGTCGAGTTGATCGGCGTGAACGATTCGAGGTATGCGCCGGTGATCGTGTATTCCGGGTTGGATGCGCCTTCGGTGGTGCCGCTTGGCGAAATAACCAAGGTGCTGCTTTTGCCGACCATCGCCCACAGTGCGCCTTCCGTTTCGCTGGTTGCGCCTGTGCCGCCGTAAGCCAGGAAAAGAGTTATGGTGCACTCGACCTGTGCCAAGCCCGCCGTGAAGGTGCGCCCGGTGTCGCCGAAGCTAGTCGATTCCAGAGCGTCATTGCCGATCGTGAGCGTGACCTGGTTTGCTTCTGCGCTCAGGTCATAGGTGGTTGCGCCCTGGGTGATGTTGATGGTGGCGTTTGACAAAAACGTGGTTGGCATTGTCAGTTTCTCCTTGCCGCGATTGCGACTGTCAGGTTGTAGGCGGGTATTACTTGGTCGCCAACTGTGACGGTGGCGGGGCGGCCGCCGGTGACGGCCAGGGTTGTCGACGCCATGATGGTGTCGGCGGTCGTGATGAGGTAGTCCTCGGCGTCAAGGTTGCCTGGTGGGGCCGCCAAGATCAGCAGGTCAAAACGTATGTCTCCGACGTTGTAGGTGAACGCGTCAAAGGTCGGCGGGTTTACCAAAACGGTCATGGGGCGGGCATTGCGCGGATCAATGACAGCTGCTAGGCCGAGCGCCGTTAGGGCGTTGACGACAGCTGTACGGGACTCGGCAAAAATGCCTGTGGCGGGCATCAGGCCACCTGGCTTCGGCGGATGCCGAGCAGACGCATGATTTGACCCATTGTGCCGGTCGGGGCAGTGATCGCCATGTCCTGAAACGACGCGTAGGAATCCACCGATCCGCGTTCACGGTAGAGGCTGGCGGCGTACATGATCGTGCCGAGCTTGACGGCACTACTTGGCACGCTCGATAGCGACTCACCTTGGTAACCCGCCATTTTGCGTGCCTTGTAGGCCCATGCGTTACTGGCCTCCGTGCAGACCGTAACGAAGGCTGTGTCGTTAGCGGTAGCCACGGAAATACCTAGCCACGACAGAACGTCATTGGCGACGATCCATGTGCACGTTTCTGTCCAGGTCAATGTGCCGAACGGGTCAGCTGCGGAGCGCTCGAGATCGTCGCCGGCGTCTTTGAAGAGCAGCTGGTTGGTGATGATGACGTTGTCGTCATATAGCCAGTCGCCCTCGTCGTCAACGCCGGTGTACTCGTAGACCGGGACGGCTAAAACGGTGTGTGTGCCGTTCAAGCCGTGTCCAAGTCCTGCGAGGGTAATCGATTGGCCGATGCCGATTTCGGTTGCTTCTAGGGTCTGCACCACGGCGTAGTCGTCAATTCGTTGATGGAATGTGACGGTGTAAACGGCCATGGTGCAGATCTCCTAGGTGCAGCAGTCAGCGGATCAGACGAGGATGCCCTTGACAAACTTTGACGCGTCGATCATCAGCGTGGCGAAGTAGCCGCGCCATGCGATCGTGCGCGACAGAGTCGACGGCGAGTCGAGGCTGATTGCGCCCTTTTGCTGTTCGAAAATTTCGTAGCCGGATGGGTCGCCGACGATGAACGTGTCGTTGGCAAAGTTGCGGTCCACGACGACGCGAAGGCCGAAGGCCACGCCGCTGTCCTGTCCAGGGGTCAGGTTGCCGAAAGCGTTCATCGGGCCGACCTGCGGGAAAAGCGGCCGGTCAGCGGTGTCGCTGAGGCTCATGAGACCCTGCCAAATTGACGGCGAAAGGAACAGGTGGGTGGGCAGGTTGCCGTTCGATCCCGTGAGGATCTTTGAGGCGGCCTGTGCCATCCAGCCTGCCCAGTACGACGGGTCGGAATATGACGCGCCAGCAAAGTTTTCGGTCACGGTTGCGCCGGTTGCCAAATTATCAGCCGCGTAATTGTCCGTGGAGTTGGAATAAATGCGGCCCATGTCGTCAAGGATGATTGACAAAACAGCAGGGTCGGTCCAGTCCAAATCGGCTTCGGACACGTTGACGTATCCGCCGAAAATTTGCTTGGTGACCTGGTTGTTGAACACAACGAGGGTGCCGGACTGGTTGCTCATTTCGGCGAGGCTTGCGCCGATTGAAACGTGCGTGGTCACTTCGGGGCGGATAAAGACTTTGCCGCCACCAGGCATTGCGCGGACGCCGATTGCGTCAACGACGGGGCGACGGCCGACGAAATTGTTGTACACCGGGCCGACGATCGGGGTCGGCAGGATGCCGGGCGTGTCGGTGGTGACGACGTCGGGTGCAGCTGCGCGGATGGCTTCCCTCATTTGGTGCCATGCCGAGCCGCCAGCGATGGCCGCCGAAAGGTACTCGACTGCGGTGGGCAGCGGGACTTCCTTGCGGGCCGTCGCGTAGACGAGCGGGCTGACGGGGTGGGTTGCCGGAGCCTCTGGGGCCTCGGCCTGGATTGCTTCTGACACTTGTTCCTCCTCGGGGGTGTCTTGTGGTTGGTTTTCGTCGTCCTCTGGTTCGGCCGAGGCGGCGATTTCTGTGATTACCGCGTCGGTAAACGCGGGCACGGCGACGAGCGACAGCTCGATCAGGTCAGCGGCGCTGACGATCATGGTGCCGGTCTTGTCGAATTTGAATTTTGTCGGGTTAGCCCCCACTGACACGGAATCGTATGCGCCGGACTTGAGGAGCGCGACAGCGTCGCGGCTCGCCCGCGTGTCGGCGAGCGTTGCTTCAAACTCAAGTCCGACTGCGGTGTCAGTCAACTTGTTGACGACGCCGCGAAGTTGTGTCAGGTCGTGGTTCTCAACAAGTTTGGCGGCTTTTTGGTTGACGTCAAATGCGCCGCGCAGGAACTTGACTTTTTGGCCGCCTGCGACGGTTGCGGTGATGTCCCACGGGACGGCAACGCCCGAGATGCGCGGGGCATATTCTTCTTCGTCGTCTTTCATCGCTGTCAGTTGTGCAGCGGCGGTGAAACGGATTGTGCGATTAGGTGCGGCCGCGTCGACCGAGTATTCGCTGACGTACAGCGCGGCGAGCTGCTCGAGCGCGGCGTCAATGTCGCGGTGGCAGCCTTCGACGGTGCCGTCATCGTGTTTGACGACCGCAAAGCCGGAGCACTCGGGGTTTTCTGTTTCGATATGCCAGGGCATTACTCGAGCTCCATTTCGTCCTCGGGCAGATCAGGCGCGGGCGCTTCACGCTGAATTTCGGGCTCTTCAATCATGAATTGTTCCAAGTATTCTTCGACGTCAAATTGGACGTGGCGGCCGTTCGGCAAAACATCATTCATTGACAAGCGCTCTTGAATGGAATGCAGGACAGGTCGTGCGCCGAACAGGATCAGGTCTTGGCGTGACTGTTGCGCGTTTTGGTAGGTCATGCCGGACTGGTCGATGCCGAGCAGGTAGCCAGGGATATCGAGCAGGCGGGCCATTTCAAGCGCCTGGTATTTGCGTGACTCAACGAGCTGCAGTTTGCTTGGATCGGACGAAAACTCTTTCCATTCGACGGCACTGTTCAATGCGCCGATGGCGGAAACGCGGCGGGCGTTCGCCCACGCTCCGGCAAGTTCGCCGAGCTCTTCGGATGACATTGGTTCCGAGTTGCTGGTTTGCTGGAGATACCCGGCAGCGATCTCGGTGGCGGAGAAACGCTCGGCCGCCTGATCGAGGCGGAGCGCGACACCGACGGCGCGGCGGCCCGCGTACACGATGCCTTGGTTGGGTGACAGGAAAGTGATGACGTTAGAGACGTCAAGCGGAAGGCCGTTGAATTCGAGGTCGTCGGGCATACCGAACCACTCGGGCGACGCTGGCATCTTCGTCGAGTAGACCATGTTGGCTGGTAGCCATTCGAACGTGGCGGGGAAGCCGGTCGAGTAGCGCGACGTGACGGCCCAGTGTGCGCGGCCGTACATGATGAGATCGCGGGCGGTTTTGCCCATGATGAACTGGCGCGTCACTTTGGGATCGGGTCGGCTCATCCACGTTTCGCCCTGGACCCAAATTTTTTCGTACTCTTCGCCGCCCCATTGCAGGACGTAAGACTTCAGGTCGAGGGTGCCGACGACGGTTGTGATGAGCGAAACGGCTCGAGCGATCGTGGGGACAGATAGGGCAGCCTCTTCAGAAGCCCCAACGCTGTACGAGTAGAACTGCCCTATCTGCGATGCGCCTGCAGCTGCGCCAACGGGGGACGAGGCGAAAGCCGGGGCTTCGATCTTTTTGCGGAAAAGACCCACGCTCGGATTGTCCCCGATGATCGTTGCGAACGCAAGCGTTTCGGAGAAAGATAGAAACTGATCCCCTACCTTGCGAAGGCGATGGCGGCGCGGGTTTTTTGCTGTGGTCGAGCAACTAGGGCCGCGGCCCAAATCATGCACCGGGCCAACGTGATCAGACCAGGCGACTTTTGGCTAGACAGCACGAAGCCCGCGGCGGTGCGTACCCCGACGGCGCGGTTGACGTGCTCGGACAGCATTTGTTCGCCGGTGTGCACTAGGCGGCCCTCGACAATGAACTGGCGGACGGTGGCCGTGTGGGTCAGCAGCTCGTTGTAGCCGACGATCACCTTTTTCCGCTCGTAGGCCGCCGGCGCTATCGACGCCAGGCTAGGCGTCAGAGCGATCGCGGCTACGGCCGCCGCCTCCTGGTCGATCGCGGCCCACAAGGCAGGCAGGGTGTCGGCGATGAATGCGACGGTGACACCAATCCGGCCATCGGGCATGACGTTCGCTCGGACGCCGGTGTAGGTGTTTTCGTCAATGCTGGAATCGACCGCTAGGACGCCACCATCGGGGATGGCCGGGACAATCAGTTTGTCGAACACGCCAGGGGCCAGCCACGATTGGGCGGACGAAATCCACAGGTTAAGCGACGCCCTGTGGAACGCGGCTTTGTCGGCCATGTCAGATTCGTCCCGCAAGGTGTCCAGGTCGAGCAGGTGTCCGATGGCGGGGTTGGCCATCGGCCAGTAAACCTCGTCGGTCGTGTCGACGCCGGACGGGATGGACCATTCTGCGAAGAACAGTTTGCTGTCGGCCTTGGTGTCGATCGCCCGCAGGCCCTCTTCCCGCAGTTTGAGCATGGCGTGGGAATCCTCGGTGCCGGCGGTTGACCAGCACGACAACAACGACTGGCGGCGGGCACGTTGGCTTGGGATCGCGCCGTTGAAGATCACGTCGGCGGAAATGTTCCACAGCTCGTCGGCAATAATGAAATCCGGGCTGAAGCCGTGGAACGCTCGAGGTGTGGCGGCCTGAACCAGCCATCTTGAGCCGTCCGGCATGACGGCCTCATTGCGCCCGTATGACCAATAGAGCTTTGCGCCAAACTTGGTTTCGAGCACCGGGGCCAGCGATTCGAACAGCTCAACAGCCAGGTCGAGATTGTGCGCGGTCGAGATCAGTAGCACCGGCTCGCCGCGGCGGATCGGTTCCTTGGTCAACACCCACAGCGCCAACGCCTTGAGCGCCACCGTTTTGCCGTTCTGCCGAGCAACCGAAACCAAACTGCGCTTGTAGCAAAACGCGCCGGCGTCATCGTGCGCCAGCTGCCCCTGCAATGCCGTGATCTGCCACGGCATCAACTCGATCCCAAGCACATCCTTAGCCAGGGCCGCCACCTCGGCACCATAAGAGCCTGAACCCTTAGGTACAGACACCAGCCGCGGCGGGATCACGGCCGCCACAGCCGGATCGATCACACTTCGCCCAAATCCGCCACCATCAACCCCACTTTGCCCTTTCGGGGATACATCGACGGATGGGGTCGGGTCCT